ATAGGCAATAGTACTTTATTGGTTAATTCTATAATCTTCATGCAAGTATTTATTACTTGAACACGATGTGGGCTAGTAAACCTAATAGTCCAGTTAGGACGACACTTAAGATGGTGACGATGATGCTGACAGACTGTTTGCCTCTGCCTTCTAATTTTTCGTCTAGACTTTCCTTGATGCCAACTAGGTAGCCTTCAAGTTTATCCATACGATGTTCTAAGTTAGATAATTTAGTTTCCAAGTTGCTATACCTTACGGCACATATCTCAACGTGGGCTTCTAAGCTCTGTTTCTCAATTTCTGATGGACCTGGCATCTCGCTTTCCTGTATGAGCGATGCTGTTTTTGATGAGCCTTAATAGTGTGCCTTAATATGTGCCTTAATGAATGCCTGTAGCATCTAAAGTATTTAGTTAGGTGGTGACCTGATTAAAGTATACGTTTTTCCATGGACCTGATGTGTAAAATATTGGCAGTTCAGGCCTAGCAGTTTCTGAGAGATTTAATATTATTGGAGTTATCTTAAAATCACTTTTTAATAATCCATAGGTATCTGCACCATCTCTGTAGATTTCAGCGTAGTCAACTGCGAATTTAAAAGTCCATATCTTATGCTGCCCAGTGTAATTAATACCAAAATTTGGACTGTGATTTTTAACGTCGTCTTGGAAAATCTCTGTGAATAGTATTTCAGTTTGTGTACGCAAGCTGAGTATTTGTAACACCGTTTCCCAATTACGCTGTTGATTACGAGCAAGTTCACATTCAGGCGAGTATGTCGTCTGTCCAGTTGGTGTAATGTCTACTAGAGTGTAGCCTTGATAGATGTATCTTTGATCGTTCACTAGGTATTTATAGTGAATAAAAAAGGCGTTATAAAAACGCCTTTTTTAAGTTTTGTTGCTTTGGCAAACTAATTAGATATTAGTATGTGAATGCTGCAACTGTTGTGCCAGCTACACCTGAACTGTTAACTGCTGTGTTGCAGTAACCTTGTAAGCTGTAAGCACCTGAAGTAGCTGCTGGAGCTGCACCAGAGATAGCAACACGGAAAGCGTTAGCACCACTGATAGTTGGATCACCTAATAATTCAATAGAACCAACTTGTTCAATCGCTTTAACTAATAGATCAAAGTTTGAACCAACTGCGTATGGGTTAACGCCAACGTTAGCTAGTGTAACTGTGTAGTGTGTTAAGGTGCGACCAGTAATTGTTAAGTTACCGTTTAAACCGTCTGTTGGTTGTGGAAAACCACTAACACGTGTGATTGTTGTGTATGACATTTGTATTTCTCCTATAATTGTGCGCAGTGCGCATACTATTATTTAGCCAAAATACAAAAAGTTAAGTGACTAGATTATTTGTTTAGGAAGTTGATTCTGCTGAATGCTAGGCGATCTACCAGTTTAACAGCACCGCCATCATGCCCTATGGCTACAAAGCCTTCAGGAGCAGTCACGCGATAACCATCAGCAGTTTTTTGGAATGTACCAATGCTTTCTACTTGTTGTAGTTTGTGTAACAGCATGCCTTTAAGCTCTACTACACGTTTGTAGGTAGCTAGGATACCTACGAGATTGTTGCTGTTGTCAGCAATCCATTGTTCTTTGGCTTTGATCTTTTCTACACGATTTTTAGCCATGCGACTAGTAGGATCTTCAACACCCTTCATCATTTCATCATTGTAGTGTTTGATAAAATCTTTAAGAAATACTGTGGGTTCTACAGCATGGCTACCAGCACGTACCATCTTGTTGATGAATGGTTTAACCATGCGAGCAAATTCACGGTCCTGTAAGATAATGTCAAAGCGTTGCTGACCAATCTTGTCCATGGTAGCTTTGGTAGCGGCTAGATACTTTTTAATTTTGCTATTTTCAGTGGGTGTTAAACTGGCAATACCTGTATAGTCTTTGTAAGTAGCATCATCAAACCATACGTTTTTGTTGTGTGTAAATCCAGTGACGTTAACACCAAACTGTGCTGTCATTTCTTCTATGCTGTTGCCAGTATATGTAGTGTGAAAGATAATACCTAATTGTGCGGCTGCAATACGTTCACCTAGATGGCTGTTGACTGGTACAGCATAGGTAATAGTGTTGGGTGTGAATACATAACATTCTTCTTCATTGACTTCAACGCGAGTAACATCACCAGGAGTAAACATCAGGTCACCTTGTACGACTCCACCAATACCTAGTTTGCTGAGATATTTTAAAGCAATAGCTAATTTTTCTGCTAGCTCAGGTTTGTCGCTGTAGAATTTTTCAATATCTCTATTTGACTTACAGAGTTTAGGTTCACCTTTGGCAAACACTGATTTTGTACCTACAAAGAACTTGCTGTCAGCTGGATCAATACCGCAGATAATAGCTGGGCTACCATCCCACTTGACTGTTAATTTAGTCGTAGTACCTGTGCCTTCTGCCAACATATGGCGGAGGCTTTCAATGAAATTTAGTGCTTCTACTGCTCCAGCGTACCCTTGATTAAAGATTAGATCTTCAACATGCTCAAGGTGAGTATTCTTGCTTTCTGTTAGCAAGAAGTCTGCTGATTGTTTTTTTATTTCAAATAGTTTCATTAGTCTTCGTCTTTGAGCTTGCGTATACCGCGGGTGAATTTAGCAGGATCTTGTCCTTTGATAGCATTAAGAAGACGACGCTCTAATTCACCAGCTGATTCAGCGTCATAGTTTTCACGGATATACTTGATTAGGTTAATAGCGCCATTGATGATGTTATTAGCACGTGACTCTAGGAGATTGTCCTTGTCTTTGTGCGTGAGTAATTCGTCAAGCTCTGTTAGTATGCTACGGGTGCGTTTCTGCACAGTTTTTACTCCAATTTAGTATATTTATCCGCAAATTAATTAAAGATAGACGTAAGATTTAAGGGACTTGCACTCAAACTCTGCTTCATTGAGTCGTTTAACTGCGTAATTATTCCATAAATTAGAATCATATAAAAAGCTATTAATAATTTTCCATCGGTCAAAGTGCTTTTTTAAATTACTATTTTTGTTTAATGTATTAATAATATTTAAAAATGCAGGATTTTCTTCTACTATATCACAAAATTCAATATTGATTACATTTGGCTTATTAACAATATCTGAAGGAATCAGATAATTTTTTGCAGTTTCTCTAAACTTATCAATTTTATCTAGTTCAGACATTGTATCCCATTCAATTATTTTTTTATTTTTTGGGATAAAATATAAATTATAACTTCTTATCCACCTATAAATTTTACTTCTATTAGTAATAGTAGTAATATTAACCACACGATTAAACTTATCCAAATTAATGTGCCCTGGCCAACAATGAGTTCCTATCCAAATACCTTCAGCTATACCATTGGTATTATTTAAAATACTATCAAATTCTTTCTGTGTGAAGTTAGTAAAAATAGTATCAGAATCAACATTACCAATTTTTCCAATATTATGATGTATCGAATTTATTCCACCAGTGGATGTAACATCTGACCAAGTATTATTTAAAATATCCGCTAACAATCCGCCAGCAGTATAGTGTGGAAAACATATTAAATTATACATAATACTTGGCCATTTCTGAAAATAATTGTCTCCAATTGGTTCCTCTCCAATTATCTAATTTGTCAAGGTAGGCAATAAATTCTTCAGTATTTGCGTTTATTTCAATGTTATTTAATAATTTAGATATTTTATGATTTGTACTAAATTTTTTCAAAACTGCGTCACGTAGGCTCGTGTTAGTTTTATCTAACCCAACAATGCCATTGGCATAATGTATGTTTAAATCAGTTTTGTCCCCCAATCTATTATAGGCGAATTCTTTATTGAACCATTCCTCAAATCTATCAAAATATAATATGTTCATTGGAGTTAAAGTATGTTCAACCATAAACATAACATTATTAGGTACTACGTCAAAAATATTTGTTTTAATTTTAGAAAATCTATCCCAGGTAAATGGCCATCTAAGATAATCAAATTGTTTTTCTACTCCATCAAGGCTGGCAGCATATTTTATCAAATGAAATTTTTCCCATAAACTAAAAACCTTTTTAGTAGGGGTAGTAGAAAAATTACTAGTATACTGCACTGTTACATTTTCTGGCCGAGGAATAGATTCTAAAATTTTAATATGTGTATCAGTTAAAAAAGGTTCACCACCTCCAAATTTAATATATTTTAATTCGCTAAGATCTTGTGTTTTGAATAATTCTAAGAATTTTTCTGTTGTAGTATTTTCTTTATCATTTTTGTGTAAGTTTATTATTGTCTGAGATTCTAAAACATTATTTTTAATATTTTGTTCGTACCAAAAACTACTCGCTCCAGAATCACACATAGGACAAGCTAAATTACATTTTTTGTTTACAGCAACAGTGATAAAAACTAATTTATCTGTATTAGTTGTAATTATCTCGTTGGCAGCTTGTCTATAACTTGTGGTATTAAAACTATTTTCGTGTTCTATACATATTTTACAAGTTTTTTTAACATCAGATAGTTGCCAGTTTTGTCTAAACTGTATATATTGACTTGATATATCTTTTGTAAGATTTATGCTATTTACTTCACTAAAATAACAACAAGGTGAAACGGTAAAATTTATTGTGTTATTGTTATATACTATGCCATTTTTAAAAAATTTACAAAAAATCTCATTCAGCATTATTTTTAAGACCTGCCAACATACTTTTAAGTTTACTACTATCTACGCCTGCTGTTATTTTGGGGGTATCTTCGTTTGGTGCTACTGTTGAACCAGTTTTGATCTGGCTTAGGATATTAGTTGCGCCAACTCCACGTAATCCGCTTTCCTGGGCTTCTTCGCCTGGGTCTGTAATTCTTAGTGTTTCTAAATCATATTCTAGATCCACTTTCATACCTACACCACTTGAACTACGTGTTTTCATCAGCTGTAGTTGATAGCGACCACGTTCACGCATAGCACGGCTGGTAAAGATACCAAACACATTATCTGCTGTATTGATCTTACTCAACCCACCTGCGATATGACTGTGGTCAAACTCAATCTCTTCTACTGCTCCACGATTTAACTGTGAAGCTGTGATCATCAATATGTTTAATTCTTTAGCTAAGTTACGCAGTTCTTCTGATACATATTTGTCTTTGACAAACAGGTCATTTGGTGATACTTTAGCACTTACAGGCATGACTAAATCCAAATAGTCTACCATGATAAAGTCTAATCGCTTGCCTGTTTGTATCTGTAGTTCTTTCAAATAACTGCGGATCTGATTTACGTTTGACTGTGCTGGCATGTATTTGATACGCAAGCTACCTGACTTCTTACCAGTCATCTTGACTTTCATTTCTACTGTATCTATTTCTTTGAATACTTCTTTGGTGCTGCAGTTTGCTACCATACTGTCCATACGCATGGCGCATAAACCTTCACTGAGTTCTAAACTTAAATACACTCCATTGAGTCCTTGCGTGACCCAATTAATTGATATGTTCTGCATGAATAAACTTTTACCTGATCCAGACCCGCCAGCAAAGATATTAAGCTCACCTCTGTTCATGCCACCAAATAAACGCTTGTCTAAGGTTGGCCACCCTGTTGATACTTGTCCATTGTTGCTCTTAATAGCTAACAATCTAGCACGAGGATCTTCAAAATATTCTGTGCCCAAGTCTTTGGTTAAACTTATTTGAACTGCATCTTTGATCAGTTTTTCTACAGGATCATATTCACCTTTTTCTAGCATGTCTGCGGCTTTGAGGATAGCACGTTCTAGTTCGTTGCGTTTGGTAAAGCCTTCAAACTCTGTTAGGAACCAACTGTAGTGGTCTTCTGATAAATCTGGTACGTGTTTACATTCCACACCTGTGACAGCTTTTACTTGTTCGGCAGTAGGCATGGCTTTATGATCATCTGTGTGGGTTTTGATGAACTTGGCCACATCACGCAGGCTACGATCGAAGTTTTCTGGATTATAGATATTAGTTACCCTAGTATAAGCACTAGCATCCTGTAACATCATTTCTAAAAATAATTTCTGTAGTTCTGGAGAATATTCTTTTGTCATGGTTTAGGGCAATTAAAGGTACAATAATTAAGTTTAGCATCTTCCAATGTAGAATAAAAGTCTTTTAGTCTATCTAATACTTGAGTGATTGTAGTTTTACTTATATCAAATTGATTTCTATTCTTATAAAAATCACTTTTATAATAAAATCTATGATCTCCAACAAAACAACATGGCATATAAAATCCTTCTGCAGAAATGTAGTGCCGGCTATTACTAATTTTACATTTTGGTAATATATCTATATTTCTATTAAATTCTGTTTTCCAAGAAACAATACTAGAAGTTCGATCTGTGGCATTATAGGTTTTTGGTATTAAGTAATCGTCTTTACCGTCCCATCGATCACTTGGTAATACTAAAAATTCGTCGATGCCTAATTCTTGTGAAAGTTTTTCAACTTGAATAATATCATTCTCATTGAATGAAAATGGAATATACTTCCATGTTGTTTTTACTGATGATTTTGCTGCTATGGTAATTCCTTTTTCTATAGATTCCCAGTCGCCATTTATTCTATATTGAGTAAAATTTTTTGGTGTACCATCTATTGCAAATATTATTTGATCATTGGAATTTAGCAGAGAAACTAATTCTTCCCACCATTCATAAGTTTTATAACTACCATTTGTAGACAAAGAAATTCTACTATCTCGCGCTTTTAAATATCTAATTAATTCGAATAAATTTTCATAATAGATAGGATCACCGAAATTTCCGCAGAGGTCTATATTTTTTCCAGATAGATCAATATCCAAAAATGTTTTTAAATGATGTAAATTTAAATTTTTATTAGTCCATTTTTTTGGAAATTGTTCAATAAATTTAGTTCTTGCACATCTCGGACATTTTAAGGTGCACATGTTTGTGGGTTCTATGTGCAATCCCTGTAATTTATCAAGCATATAGTCGTTTCCGCATCAATTCAATCTTGAGTTTGCTCGAGTGTTTGCTGTCTAAGATAGTTTTCAACACAAACAACTTACCATATTTTACTGTTGCTTCATTGATGTCTTTGCAGGTTTCTAACCATACAGGAAAACTGACCGTCCAGCCATACTCTATAGCATTGTTAATCATCTTAGCACCAGCACGATCCTTGTCTGCTACTACTATCACTTCTCTGCCCAATGATTCTATAATGTCTGCCTGTGTTTCATTACACTCATTATTTAATACCGCTACACCATCTACACTCATAGCATCAAACGGTCCTTCACAGACAATAACAAACTTGCTGTCAGGCAGTTGATTATTCATGTTAAACACAAAGTTAGGTTCATAGTGGCTGTAATATTTTGGTTTAACTCCATCTGTAAATGCTCTTGATGTATAGCCAATGGTTCGACCTTGCCAGATGCAGGGTATGATCACACGCTGATGTAGGCTGTGTTCTGTTGAATCTGTCCAATAAAAATCATAACGGTCATAATTCATTTTACGACTGTTGGTATAGTCAATCGCTGAATTTAATAGTGTTGGAATA